CGCTTGAGCGTCCGCTACGAGCAAACCGCATAGGAGACCCAAATGCCAACAACAGTAATAACTGGGCGCGATGTGACATTCACACTCGATAGCGCTGCTTATGACGCCCAGACAACTAGCGCAGTCCTAAGCTGCGACACAATTATCGAGACTTATCAAACCCTTGATGGTCGCGCTTATAAGTCCGTTGATAAGCAATGGACATTTACAATTGAATTGCTACAAGATTGGGGAGCTGCAAGCTCACTATTCGAAGCAATGTGGGCAGATGCAGAATCTGCACCTAACACCACACTTGCAGTTTCATTCACAGCCGTAACTGGCGCAGTATTTGCTTTCAATGTATTGCCAATCTTCCCAACTGCTGGTGGAGCTGCCCCTGGAGCACTTACCGACACTTGGACGATGACAGTCGTTGGAACACCAACAGAGACCTTCAGCTAAGAGATCGGAGCATCGGGAGCTATGAAAATATCAATTACAATTAAATACAGCTCAGGCGAATCAGCTACTTACCAAGCTGGCTTGCCAGAATGGGCTAAGTGGGAACGCAAAACTGGTAAGTCGATTTATTCGATGAAGGATATAACGGCTTATCAGCAAGCGGACTTCTTAGACCTTGCCTACTTTGCGTATAAGCGCGAAGCAGCAGGAAAGCCAACCAAGTCCCAAGAGATTTGGGAGCTGACAGTTGAGGAAATGACGATTGGAGATGAAAGCCCAAAAGTTACGAGCCCGGAAGCATCAACCGACTAATCATCGAGATTGCTATCGCAACTGGGATTCCAATGCCTTACTGGACAGATATAGACCAAGTAATGACGGCCATAGATATATTAAAGGAGCGTAGCGGTGGCAGATGAGTTACCAATCAGCTATGACAAGCGCGAGCTCCGCTCAATCATTACCGCGTTCAAAGCGATGGATGATGAAGCCGTTAGCCAAGCTAAACGGGAATCTAGCGCGCTGGCTACTTACGCAGCAAATGAAATCAAAGCCTATGGGCTCTCGAGGACTTTTGGTCAAGAAGCAGTTAGAAGAATTACAACAGGCGTTAAAGTCTCGGCCAGTTCCAAAATCGGAGAGCTCTCTTACGGATTTGCAAGTCAGCGCTTTTCTGGTGGCGGTAGCACACAAAAACTCTGGGCGGGTTATGAGTTTGGAAGTAATCGCTTGCGTCAGTTCCCCAGAAGAACACCGAGCAAAGGTCGCGGAAACTCTGGCTACTTTATCTACCCAACCCTTCGTAAGATTCAGCCTGAATTGATTAAAAAATGGCAAGAAGCATTTTCCAAGATATTGAAAGAATGGGATAAGTAATGGCTGGCAGTAGAACGCTCAAGCTCTCGATTCTTGCTGATGTCGATAATTTGAAAAAGAATCTTAATGCTGGCGAAAAAGAGGTTGAAGGCTTTGGCGGTAAGTTAGAAAAGTTTGGCAAGGTTGCAGCAGCCGCTTTTGCAGCAGCAGCCGCAGCCGCGGCAGCCTATGCAGTTAAGTTGGCAGTTGATGGCGTAAAGGCAGCTATTGAAGATGAGGCAGCTCAGAAGCGATTAGCTAATGCTTTAGAAAGCGTAACTGGTGCAACCGAGGCTCAGATTGCAGCAGTTGAGGAGCAGATACTTAAAACTTCATTAGCTACTGGTGTTGCTGATGATCAATTGCGCCCAGCGCTTCAGCGCCTAGCAACTGCTACAGGATCAGTAACTCAATCGCAAGATTTATTAAACCTAGCCTTAGACATATCAGCTGCTACTGGTAAAAGTGTAGAATCCGTTTCCAATGCCCTTGGTAAGGCTTACGAAGGCAACACAGCCTCTTTAGCGCGTTTAGGCGTTGGTTTATCTGCTGCTGAAATAAAGACTTTAGGATTAGAAGGAACAGTTAAGCAATTAGCCGATACTTTTGGTGGCGCAGCTACAGTCCAAGCCAATACTTTTGAAGGCAGAATTGCAAGATTAAAAGTCACTTTTGATGAAGCTAAAGAAAGTGTTGGAACAGCTTTATTGCCTATTATTGAGAAGCTTTTAACTTTTATAACAGATACAGCCATTCCAGCATTTGAGCGCTTTAAGAAAAATGCTATTGATCCAGTTATTAAATCGGTCAAAGAAAATGAGGATACTTTTAGGGGATTATACAATTTTGCCAAGGAAACTTTAGTCCCATTCTTAGCTGGTGGTTTTGCAGATACTATTAAGATTATTGGTAAAGTTGCTTCTGGAATTGTGAGCGCAGTAGCTATTGCACTAAACGCTTTAGAGCCTATTATAAACGCAGCAATAACTGGCATAAATGCCGTCATTCGCGGATTGAATCTAATCAAATCTGGCCCTGATATTGCTACCATTCAAAAAATTAATTTCAGCGGATCAACTTCGACTGGTTCTAACACAGTATCATCGGCTTCATTGCCATTCGGAATTTCATCAACACCGAGCAGCGCGTCTATTCCTACAGTTCCTAAAGTTTCAGCACCATCCCCTATCACAAGCACAACACCAAGAGTCACTCCATCAAGTGCAGTTCCAAGCGGTAACGCCATTCCTTCTGGCTTCAATGTCGCTGGAACAGTTGCAGCTAATAACGCTGGTGTCACTATAAATGTCAATGCCCCAAGCGCTATTGATGAAGAAGGATTTACCAGAGCAGTTGTCTCAGCTCTGAATAACACAGGTCGCAGAACTGGCGCTGGAACAGAGCAACTACTTCTATGACCGCTTGGAATCCTCTTTATCGAGTCAAGGTAAATGGATCAACAGTAACTGGAGCAACCCTTAGCGGACTTACTATCACTTCTGGTCGCACAGATATTTACTCTCAGCCAGTTGCTGGATATTGCAACTTAACCCTTATTGAAACGGCTGAAGCCCAAGTCCCTTATGAAATTAATGACGCAGTAACTATTGAGGTTCAAAACTCAAGCGCTACTTATGTGAATCTATTTGGCGGGTTTATTACTGACTTAGGCATAACAGTCCAAACTTCAGGCTCAACAGCAACTAGCCAGCAAATCAAAATAGTTGCAGTAGGAGCCTTAGCAAGACTCAATCGCGCAGTCTATGTTGGCAATTTTGCCCATCAATTTGATGGCGATAGAATCCAAGAACTATTAGAAACAGTTTTATTTGACCAATGGAATGAAGTCCCAGCTGCCGAAACTTGGAACGGCTATGACCCAACAGTTCAATGGCAAGATGCAGAAAATAGCGGATTAGGTGAAATCGACACTCCTGGGGATTATGAGCTTCACTCTGAAAATAATTTGGACGATACAGTTTATAACCTAGCTTCTCGCTTTGCTACTAGCGGACTTGGCTACCTTTATGAAGATTCTCAAGGTCGTATTGGTTATGCGGATTCAACTCATAGATCGCAATATCTAGCCACTAATGGTTATGTAGATTTAGATGGCAATCACTCGATTGGGCCCGGACTTTCAATTCTAAAAAGGGCTGGTGATGTTAGAAATTCAATAACCTTAAGTTATGGCACTTCTGGGGCTGAAGTAACTGATGAAGATGCAGCTTCAATATCTGAATATGGCCTTCTAGCTTCTACCATATCGACCACACTTCGCAACCAAGGCGATGCCAATGCTCAAGCAGCGTTCTATTTACTTATCCGCGCCTATCCTCAATTTGCCTTGAGGCAGATAACCTTCCCAATAGCCAGCGGTGAAATCGACAATTCCGACCGAGATAACCTGCTTGGCGTATTTATGGGCCAGCCAGTCAATATCATCAATTTGCCAGCCAATATGGTCGGTGGAGAATTCCAAGGATTTGTCGAAGGATGGACTTGGACGGCCAGCCTTAATCAGCTCAACCTAACTCTTAATGTCTCGCCTATCGCTTTCAGCCTTCAGGCGTTTAGATGGAACTCAGTCCCAGCGACTGAGACTTGGAATACAATCAGCCCTACTTTGGACTGGCTTAACGCTACAATAGTTGCATAGGAGACTAAATGCCAACGACAAGTAATTTTGGCTGGACGACCCCAGCTGATACAGATTTAGTAAAGGATGGCGCAGCTGCCATTCGCACTTTAGGCAATGGGATTGATACTTCATTGCTTGATCTAAAAGGTGGGACAAGTGGTCAAGTTTTATCAAAGAATTCAAACACAGACCTTGATTACACTTGGGTTACTCCAAATGTCGGAGATATAACTGAGGTTCAAGCTGGAACTGGTATTTCAGTAGCTTCAGGAACTGGACCGATTCCAGTAGTAACTAACACAGTTGCAACAACCTATGATGCTAAAGGTGATTTAGTAGTTGGCACAGGAGCAGATACTTTTCAAAAACTGACAGCTGGCACAAATGATTTCGTTCTTACAGCTGCAAGCGGTGAAACAACAGGATTAAAGTGGGCTGCTATTCCAGCAGCAGTTCCAGCAAATGCTAATGCTACAGTTGCAGGAGCAAGCGTTGAAGGCACTTCATCTGGAAGCTTTACTGATTTAGCAACGGCGGGGCCAGCAGTTACAGTAACAACGGGCACAAAAGCATTGATAATTATTTCAGCGCAATTAAGACCTACTGGTTCTTCAGCGCCTACTATTGGTTATGCAGTTAGCGGTGCCACTACTGTATCCGCAGGAGATAGTGAAGTTTTTTCAAAAAATTGGGGAAATGACGAGTATATTTTTGCATCATACGCAGTTATCAAAACAGGCTTAACAGCAGGGTCTAACACATTTACTCTTAAATATAAAAATGAAGGTTCAGGCACAGCAGATTTTAGATACAGAAAGATATCTGTTGTAGATATGGGGTCATAATGATAAAAGTAAATAAAAAAATAAATCTTGCACAATTAGATAAAGAGCTAAATGGTAGGGGTCTAGTTTGCTCTTATGATGATGATGGGCAAATTACAGCCGTTGGTTTAGCAAGTGATAATGATGCTATTGAAGAAGATTTAAAGAGCGCCATCAATAAACATATTGCTTTGCCAACACCTGAGCCAACTATTGAAGATAAACTTGCAAGTGTTGGTCTGAGTCTGCCTGACTTGAAAGCCGCTTTAGGTCTTTAGCATAATCTTGAGGGATTGTGTCAAACTAGTCGTATAATCAATCGATATGGCCAGACTATGTGCAGCGGGTGTGCAGTTACGGGAGCAGATTGATGACGATTATCCTGATAGGGATCGTAAGTCTGACGGCTGGGTGGCTGATGCTCGGCATCTTGCAAAGGGCAGTTCTGACCATATACCAGACGCAAGAGGAATCGTCAGAGCTTTAGACATTGATGCAGATTTAAACGCTCACAAAGAAGAAGCTTATGCACTAGTTGAGAAGCTTCGTAAATGCGCCAAGAAGGGCGATAAGCGCATTAAATACATTATCTACGATGGCAAGATTATGAGCCCAATACTGGGCTGGAAACGGCGTAAATACTCAGGCGCTAATCCTCATCGTAGTCACTTCCATATATCATTTACTAGCTTGGGAGACACAGATGGCAAATGGTTTAACCTTGAAGGAGAATCTAATGAGCGACCTAAAGAAGATGGCCGAAAGCTGGGCAAAGACATTCCTAGCGACAGCCCTAGCGACTTATCTAGCAGTCGGCCTAGATGTCAATGCAATTGCAAATGCCGCTCTAGTGTCAGTCTTGCCTAGCATCATTAACTGGCTCAATCCAAATTATGAGCGTTACGGCAAAGTCCGGTAATGGTTGCAGCTGAATTGGCTACTTTAGTTGCATCAGTCTTAGGATCAATTGCCCTTCTAATTGCTGGCCTTCGCTACATAATCAAATTGGAGAATATTCCAATAGTGTCGCGCCTTGATAAAATGGAGTCTCAGCTAGAATTGGCCCTAGCGAAAGGGGTCAGAAATGGCAACGCGAAAGCGCGTA